GCGCCGGTGATGGCCTCGTGCAGCGTCCACGGTCCGGTCAGCTCGGGCGCTGTATAGAACGTCGCCCGTGACACGGCGGGTTCGGCGTGCACGCCGATGGCGTGCCGGGTGCCGTTCGTGAACCCGTAGGGGATGGTGGACACCAGGTTGACGTCTGCGCCGCCACCCGTCTGATTTAGAGCGAAGTTCGGTCGGCCGTTCGTGGCTATCTGCCATATCCACGTTTTCGCCGCGAACAGCGCCAGCCACGAGGCCGCCACGCCCTGTACGGCTGGCGGCGTCCAGTCGTCCATTGTCAGGTCGGCCGCCACCCAAAATGGCGCGTTGGACCCGCCCGGAAACTCTGGCCTGTTCGGCGTCGTGAAGTTCCCGGACCCGCCACCTACCGGCAGGTCTACGAACGCCGGCGCCCCGGCGCCTTCTAGTACGGCCTTGATCGACTTCGGTCCACCACCGGCGACGTACTGCGCGATCGTGTTGCGGGTCGCACGGTCGGACACCTTGCCCACGAGCACGACGACAGGGATCGTCATGGTGTCCTCGCCACGGTTAAACGTGGCGTCGAATTCGAGCCGGTCAGGGTAGGTGACCACAGCGATATTCGGCGTGGCCGTGTCCGGCGGGTACGCGGCCACGCGCAGGCCCGACCCGATGGACCGTAGCCGGGTCGCTAGTTCGTCCATCACGGTGGACAGGATCACTGCGGCGCCCGAATCCGGCGGTAGTTGTTGAGCATCACGTGTACGTCAGGATCGACTTTCGCCAGTAGGCGCATTTCTGAGCCCTGCTCCGGCGATCCGGCCACGCCGAACGGCGCCTGCCGGCGTGTGGCGAACCTGCTGCCCTGCAACAGGTTGGCGCCTTCGACGGTCGGCGGTACGGCCAGCCATCCCCACTTAGCGGTCACGATGACGTCGTGCGGCGGGTTCGTAGGGTAGGCCTGCGAGTCGGCCGTGAACTCGATTCGTGTCCACGGCCGACCCGTCGCTGGCGCGTTTACTGGCGCCTTGACAAACGTGGTCACGCCCAGGAACGGCGGTTCCCCGATGGCCACGAGCAGGCCGGTGGCATCCTGAAAGTCGTCGACGTCGACGCACCAGTACCCACGGTCGTAGTCGGGACGCGCCACATAGGTGCGCGCCTCGGGCGCTGATACCTGCCCGAACTGTCGGCCAGTGTCCTGGTCGATCGCACGGGCGGCGGACGACTTGGCCAGGCCCAGGTACACGTCGTCGATTGTCGACCCGTCGCGTGTGACGTAATCGCGCAGCTCGTCGAGCGTGCAGTAATCCGGTGCCCAGGCCATGCCGGCCGCCTCCCGTGCTCAGTGGTCCGTATCAGACGCTGTCGTAGATGACCTGGCGAACGGCAGCGATGTCGCTGTTCGCCAGCGCCTTGTAGCCCCACACGGCCAGGTCCACGAACGCGACAGGCGCATACGCGCCGGCCTGCGTGGCGCCGGGGAACTCCAGACGCTGCGGCGGCGTGGCCCACCCGTGCACGAACATGGGATCGAACAGCCACGAGTTGTTAGGTGAGCCGGGCGTGGACGGCAGCGCCCACGACGGGAGCCACTCGACGCCGGCGCCGTTAAGCGACGTGAACCGGCTAGCCACCGTGCCGTTCGCGTTCATCGGCCCGATTTGCGGCCAGAACGGCCGACCCGTGGTGTCACGAGCTGCGGCGGCCTTTAGGTAGGTCGTCTGATCCACGACCATGGCCGACAGGTCGTAGCCACGGATGAAGTTCAGGGCGGCGACGGCGCCTTCCCAGGCCTGGACAAAGGCCAGGTCCGTGGCGGCCGTGCCCAGCGCGATGTCGGCGGCGGCCGTGAGCGTGTTCAGGAACGTGGCGGCGGCGGACTCCAGGCCCTCCCGGTAGCCACGCACCATCTGATTGAACACGAGCGTGGACACGGCCGGGTTTCCACCCATATCCCAAATCTCCCGGGTCAGGTGCGCCTCGCCACTGACGGCCGTAGGCGTCACCGTCTGCGACGTGGTGACGAACGTGCCACCGGTCGGCTCCGTGCCTTCCACGTGGTCGGCCACCAGGCCCGACGACGACGAGAACTTCGGGAACAGGAACGGGTTCACGCCGTCAGGTGGCGCACCCTTGCTGATCAGGTTCCAGATCGGGTACCGGAAATCCTGCTGGTCGACGTACATGTCGGGACGCTGGATCGTCGGGTTCAGCTCGTCGACGTCGGTCGTAATGACGAACTCGTGGCGGGTCAGGCCTCCGCTGTACTCGAAGCGCAACAGGTCCATGACCCGGCGCCCGGCCGGCGACTCGACGCCGTAGACGTCGTTCGCCAGTGCCATGTCGTGCAGGTCCCGTGAGAACACGTGCTCCTGCTCGGGCAAGAAGTTCCGGCGGCGGTCGAACCGGTAAGCGACCGGCTCATTCACCCGGTCGAGCTGCAGGCGCCGCGTCGGGTCGACCACCTGCGGACGCTGCACCGCGTCTGCGGCCGCGATCGCTGCGGCCGGCGTCGGCTGGCCGCCGACAGCGCGCATGAACGCCAGCACCTGCTCCGCTGAGAACTGCGCCACAGGTTCGGCGGGTTCCGGCGTGGCGGGTGGTCCCGGTGCAACGGGTTCCGGCGACGGCTCGGGTTCGGTGGGCGGCCCGTTGCCGGGCGTTTCGTTTGCAGGCACGTGGCCTCCTGTTGTCCGACTCGCCGCCACGCGTGTGACGCGAGCATTATCGAAAGTGGGTTCGTCGGTAAGCGCTACGTGGCGCAGGTCGCCACGGTGCACGGTCAGGCGGGTTCGGTCGTGGCGGTCGGGCGTGGCGTCCACGTTCGGGTCGAAGTCGACGCCGACCGAAAAACCATCCCACACGCCATCTTCGGCGCCCTGTAACGCCCGGTCGCCTTCGGCGCCCCGGCCGACCTTGAACCGTGAGAACAGGCCGCCAGGCGTGTGCCGTAGGGCGATCGCCTTGCCCACGGCCGTGCCGTGCCGGGGAAACATGAGCTTGACCCGGCCAGGGTTGTCGACATCCCACTGCAGCGACCCAGCATCGAACGTGTACGTGATGCCGTGCCACTGCGCCGGCTGGCCGTACGGCACGGCCACGCCCTCGATAATCCTGTTTTCCCGGTCCACCGTGAACTGCAGCACGGGCACGTCCAGCGACATTTCGCTGGCACGGTCGAACCGGAATGACGCCGGCGACGTCAGGGCAGTTGCGGCGCTGCCCTGATCGTCGCCGGCGCCGTTGGTGCCGTTGGTCACGACCACCGGACCCCCAGGTGGCGCGTCGGTCGCCTCCGGTGGCAACGGCACCATGCCTTCCGCCTCGCGTATCTCTTCCACGGTCATCGCGTTCAGCCCCCGTGCGGTTTGGTAGACGGCCCACCGGTCAGTCGGGTTCGGCTGCAGGTAGGTGCTCACGTCGAACCGGACCGTATGACCGCGCCGGGTTACGTCGCCCATAGACAGCCGGTCAGTGATCGCACTCATGTACGGCCCTAGCGGGTCGTTCAGCTTGTTTCGCCGGCGGTCGACGTCGTTCCGGTAGGTGCGTGACGTCGTGCTCACGCCGACGTCCTCAGGGTCCAGCCCCATGGCGTTCGCTATGTCGAGCGTCACCTGGCGCTGTAGCTCGACGAGCTGTAGTTCTGCCGGCGATGGGGAGTCCACCGTGTTGTAGTCCAGGGCGGCCGGCACGTAGGCCGTCGATCGACGCTTCCGGGCGGCCTTCCACTGCGCCAGCATCACCTTCACGTCGTCGTCGCTTACCGGGTCGGCGCCTTCGGCTGGACTGAAATAGTCGAGCGGCCGGGGATCGTCGGCGTACATATTGGCCGCCATATCGAGCGTGAGCGCACGCCGGATCGCCACCCGGCCGGCGTCGCGTAACGGCGGGTTCGGTGAGTCGAACCGGATGATCCGGTCGGCGGCCACCGGTTCACCGTCGACCCACACGACGGCCTGCCGTGGATCACGGCCGGACGGTAGCGGCGCCGGCGTCCGGTGATCGTTGGGCGGCTGCAGCGACACGGTGGCCGGGTCTAGGCGCCGCACGGCCACCGGCCACCCGTTGAAATCCTTCGCCAGGACCAGCCACCAGCCGATCGCGTCGAACACCAAGTCCTCCACCGTCTGCGACAGGGTGACGACGTTCGGCACGTCGACGTCGAGCTGGCCCAGGAACGGCGACGGCACCACGGCGTTGTCGGCGTCGTGCTCGCGTAGTGGCAGGGTGGCGATCGAGCATAGGAAGTTCCGGCCTCGCAGCACGGGCGGAACGGTCAGCGCCTGCGGCCGGGTGACAGGCCCGCCCTGGCCCATCTTCCCCAGCATTTCCGCCCACAGCAGGTCTATAGGTTTCGGCGCCGAATCGAACTCGCGCCGGCGAGGCCATAGGCGCACTACCTGCGACCCTTCCAATTCCGCAGATCACGGGCGATCATCGCCTTGCCGGTCGCCCGGCCGCCCGTGCGCCCGGCAGGCCCGCCCATCTTGGCCGTCTTTTCTACTTCACGTTCTAGGCGGCCTCGCCAGGTGTCCTGGTGCTTCCCGTGACTTGCGTCGTCGTCTCTACCCATGGCGGCGGAACATACACCACACGCATGTAATTTGTGGTGGATCAGTCCAGCGTGATGATGCGCGGCGTACCGATGGGCGCCGGCAGGGTGCGCGCCAGGTGCACGGCGCCGGCCGCCGCGTAGGCAGCATCGCAGTGGCCGGTGCCCTGGCGCTGGAATCGCCAGGCGTCACCCTGGCGTAGGCGCTGCGTGTCGGTGACGTGCGCCGTCAGGAGCGGATCACCAGAGTGCACGACCCGGCGTGACACGACCTGTTCGGCTAGCTCCATACACACGGCCGTGACGTCGCTGCGGATCGCCTCGACGGTCATACCGGCGGGTGGCCAGGCCGGCGCTCCCGGCCGGCGTGCGCGCTCTTCCAGGTCGGCGGTCAACACGGCGGCCGGGCCGGACGGCATCCACCCGACGGCTTGCGGCCGGATGCGTGCCAGGAGCGCCGGCAGCTCGCGGCGCAGCTTGTCGACGCACCCGTGACCATCCCAGGCCTTCACGACGTCCACGCGCGTAACGTCAGCGTCGACGGTGGCGGCGGCCACCATCGTGGCGTGCTGTTGATCCGGTGCGACGTCCAGACAGACGGCCACCCGGCTACGTGCACGGTCCAGGTTCCCCGGCACCAAGCATGACGCCCACGCCCTCGGGTCAATGGCCGGGTCCATCCTCTTGACCCGTATGCACATGCACTCCGTTTGGAACCCGGTCAGCGCCTCGCCGCCGGTCGTCACCGCCCGCACCGCATCGGCGAGCAGGTTCTCTCCGTCCACCCGGTGCTCATGCGGCGCGTTCAGGTTCGGGTTCGCCTTCGCCAGCTCGGTGATGTCGAGCGGGTCAGCGTCCTCCTGACAGGACCACTCGAATAGGCCTAGCCGGTTGTCGCCTTCGCCCGTGTCGATGAACCGGATCGCCGCGTCCCGTAGGTCGTTCAGGACGATGGACTGATCCGTGCCGGCGTTCGTGAGCGCCCACACTTGAAACGACGGCACGGCGTTTCCGGCCGGGACGCTGGCATCCCAGGCGGCGTAGCTCAGGTGCTGGCGCAGCTCGTCGAGAATCAGCCGGTGGACAGTGAGCGATCGCCCGCCCATGGCGTTACTGGCCGCAATCTTGTATCGAGCGCCGTCAATCGTCCAGCTCTCTTGTTCCCCGTTGGCCTCACGCTTCCATTTCCGCCCCATCTTTTCGACCAGCTCGGGCGTGTTTTCGGCCAGACTCACGGCCTTGCGCCACGACTCACGGGCGTAGTCGACCTTCGTCGACGTCCCTAGCACGAGCGGAATAGCCGCCCGAAACTGCCAGTACAGGGTC